AAAAACGCTTATCCGGCTCCTGCCGATCTTCCACGCCCATCGTCGGAAAAGAGCGACGACGCTGATAGGATCGCGTCCTATACACCTAATGGTGAGGACATCAGCTACTTCAACCTAAGAAGTGGCGGGCGGTGGTTTCGGGCGGCAATCCCCGATCTGAGCGAGGAGTGGGATTCAAATGGGCGAGGCTGACGACATCGCCCGGTTCATCGCTCAGTATGGCGTGACCCGGTGCCCGACAGCTTATGCCGCCGCAACACAGGCGTTCCGAGACGACAGCAACGCCTTGGCCGCGTCCAAGAGAAAGCGAAAATGGATCAAGCCCGGCGGTAAAAACCACCGCAGCCTTGATCGCTTCAGGCGCAAGGCGCTTGACATCCTGAGAAATTCGCCGTTGTAGGCAAAGGACGAGCGGTCGATCGCAGTCCGCAGCGCGCGGGGGAACGCTCCCCGAGGAGAGAAGATGGCACGCACAAGCGCCCCGGATGCCGGGAGCGAGACCGTTCCGGTTGAGGGGGAGATTGACCTTGGCACGGAAGACATCGAAACCGAAGTCGATGAAAATCTCGAAGTCGATGCCAATGGCAACCCTGTCGAAATCGAGGTCGAAACCGAAGTCGATGAAGACGGCAACCCGATCGAAGCGGGGACGGGACATGATGATGTAACGCCTCAGCCCAGGCGCGGCGGCGGATCGGAGACGATCCGGGCGCAACGGCGACGGGCGCAGGAGGCGGAGGCAAGGACGGCGGCGCTTGAGCGCGAGATCGCCGAGTTGCGCGGGTTCCAGCAGGGAGCCGCGGCGCGGCAGGTGGACCCGCAGGCGGCGGCGAGGGCGGAACAGGAGTTCTACCTGTCGCTGGAGACGATGGCTCCGGCGCAGGCGTACCAGACGCTGATGCAGCGCGGGCAGCAGCAGGTTGGTACGGCGCTACAGCAGCTGCGCTACGAGCAGCAAGAGTTGGCCGACCAGACGAGGTTTGATGCTTCCTGTGCCAGATTGCCGATCCGAGAGAGCTTTCGCGAGCGGGTCGAGACCTATCGGGAGCAGCAGCGCCGCGCCGGTTTCTACATCGGGCGCGAGGACGCCTATTACCTGCTGCTCGGCAAGGAGATGGAGGCGCGCGGCAACCGCGCCCGCCCGGCCCAGCAGCGCGCGGCACAGAACCGTGTCGCCAGTCAGCGGACGCAGCCGACCGGAGCGCGCGGCGATGCGGCACGCGGAGCGCGCCGGCCGCAACCCGGCTCTATCGAGCATGACGAGATGCTGGTTCAGGACGCGATCAGACGAGGCGAGTCAGTCTTTTAGGCGGAGGCTCGGCCTTCGCATAGCGGAGGCGTAAGTCGATGGCTTCAACCGTCAATGTCAGTTCACAATATGCCGGCGCAACGACCCGGGTCATCGCGAGCCGCGCGCTCAAGGAAACCCAGCGCTACCTGATCCTCTACCAGTTCGCCGACAAGGAAACCATGCAGCACGGGCATGGCGTCACCTGGTCGGCGATCCGCTGGTCCCGCCTGCCGCTGCCGCAGACGCCGGTTGCGGAGGGCACGCCGCCTCCCGCCAACCAGCTGTCGTTCACCCAGGTTACGGGCTCCGCTGTGCAATGGGCGGGCCGCCTTGTCTTCACCGATGTCTCGCTCATCACGACGCAGCAGAGTCTCATCAGCGAGGGCTCCCGGATGCTCGGGATGCAGCTCGCCGAGATGAAAGAACGCAACGGCTTCGTTGCGTTGATGGGCGGAACCCAGGTCAACTACGCCAACTCGGTCGGCGCCCGCGCCTCGCTTGCGGCGGGCGACAACCTCAACCCGACCGATGTCAATCGTACGATGGCGAACATGAAGAACCTCGGCGTCTGGCTGTGGAACGGCCAGGAAGGCGAGGACGTGCAGCGCTCCATCGACTACACCGCGCGCCAGTCCGAGAAGACGATCAAGGGCGTCCAGCACCTCGTCGCGATCGGCAGCGTCTTCCCGCTGGAGGATTTGCGCAACAACCCGACCGTCGTCACCGCCTGGCAGCGCTCGGACATCAACCGGCTCTATATCAACGAGATGGGGTATTGGGGCGGGATCACGTTCTGCGAGTCGAACATGATTCCGACCTTCACCGGGGTCGCGCAGGTCAACGGCACCAACGGAGTCGGCTCCCTCACCACCGCGACCTACACGATCCAGGTCACGGGCTGGGACGACCAGAATTTCTACGAAAGCCGCATCTACCAGGTCTCTACCGACATCTCGGTCACGACTGGCGGGATCAACGTGACGGTCCCCTCGACGCCGGGCTTCACCTATGCGGTCTATGTCGGCGTGGGCTCGGGCGCGGCGCCCGCCAATCTCGGCGTGACGACCTCGGGGCCGTCCTCGGGGCCGTTTCAAGGGCAGGCAATCGGCATCGCGCCCGGCACCGCCGTCGTCATTACCGACATCGGTTCGATGGCGATACCGCCTGCCGCGCCGGCTACCGGCATCACCGTCTACCCGACCTTCATCTTCGGCAAGAACTCCTTTGCCTGCCTGAAGCTCGAAGGCGTCAGCTGGAACCGGCTGATGGATGCGGACAAGTCGGACCCGCACAACCAGCTGCGCTCGATCGGCTGGAAGGTCTTTGAGGGCTGGGTCATCAAGGATCAGCGCTACGTCTGCCGGCTGGAGACGACCGCCAGCAACACCGGAACCTTCGCATAGGCAGGAGAGCCACATGGCTAACGTCATCGTTCAGGTCGAGGTGCGGTTCTGCCAGGTGCAGGGCGGCATGACGGCCGTTCAGGTTCAGCAGAACCAGTCGAACAACCCGGGCCAGGGGCAGTCGCAGCTGCCGATCATCATGCCCGAGTCGCAGATGCTTTACTTCCAGGACGCCGAGCCGGTGCCTGGCACCAACGGGGCGATCACGCTGGCGAACATCCTGACCGCGTTGCAGAACGCGGCGGCGACGCTGGCCGGCGCGAGCGGCACCCCGCTCATCACCGCGGCGAACCTCGCGACCATCAATGCGTGGAACTCAGGCTCGCCATAGGAGGCCATCATTTCCACAATCACCATCGGCACCGCGGCCACGAACACGCTCATCGGACTCGTGTGGACGACGAACGTGGCGCAGGCCGACGTGCGCACGATCAACAACAACATCCTCGACGATCTCAGTTCGCGCCACCCGCAGGCGCAACTCAGCGGGCTCGGCGGTTTTGTGCGCGAGGGCATCCTCTACGTGCCGAACCGAGGGCCGCTTCAGCTCTACCCGAGCGACATCGTTGCCTATGACCCGGCGACCGGCGGCGTCATCCTCGTGACCGCGCGGGCTGCGGCTGGCGCGAGTTGGGTCCACAGCTAGGGAGTTTTCATGGCGAAGAAATGGACGCCTGAGCAGCGGGCGGAAGCATCACGCAAGGCGAAGGAGCGGCTCGCCGCGAATAAGATCGCCAAAGCGGCGGCGCCTCCCGAGCCCGAGCCCGAGATCATGCCGCCGCTCGACGGCGGGCAGATGCCGGAGTTTGAGGACGAGATTGCCGTCTCGGAGCCGCCGCAGGTCGGAATGTCCGATCCGTTCGAGCGTTTCCTCGCCGACCTCGATCCCGAGACGCGCGAACTCCTGACCGAACCGGACGGATCGACGCCGCAACTGCGCGCGATCTACGAGGCCGAGGTCAAGAAGGCCAAAGATGCGCGGCGTGAGGTCGCGAAGAAGCAGGCCGCGGCGCGTGCCTCGCGCCATGCGAAGACTGCTGCGGGGCTCATCTCGCCCGAGGATGCGGCAGAGGCCGCACTCCAGCGCTGGCTTAATCAAAAGGTGTCGTGGACGGTCGAGATGCAGCGTGACGGCCGAGGGCACGTCCTCGACGCCGGCTACCGTGTTGATGGTCGCCTTCTCTACGATGGTCAGCGCGTGACCGCCACCCGCGCGGAATACCTCAGCTATCGCTCGATGGCCTGGCTTGCCCGGCAGAACGAGATGAATTTCCAGGGCAAGGACAAAGTCAACGAGCAGCGCATGCTCAGCGCCGGCGCCCTTTCTGTCAGCTATGGGGCGCGGGCATGAGCGACGAGGAGAAGAACATCGTCGAGCGCGTCGAAGTCCCGGGGATGCAGATCACCTTCGGCGGCCCGCTGTCGCCCGACAACAAGGGCCTCACCTTCGTCATCGCTGCCGACGCGCTGATCCCCGAGTTGGCGCTCAACGAGCGGCTCGACATCGTTGGCCGGGCCTTCAGGCGGCAGGCTGCGTTCGAGGAGTTGCCGATCGTCAAGCAGAGCCTCCACGCCAACCGGGAACTCTTGAAGAAGGCGAAGATGGAGTTGGCCTCACACAAGGCGCGCATGGATGCGCGTGAGGCGCAGCTCATGGTCAACCGCCGTCAAAAAGTCGATCCCAACCCGCAGGATGTCAACGCGCTGTCGCAGCATGACCAGCGCATCCTCCAGATCGAGGGGCAGATCGAGGGAGCCAAGGCTCGCATCCCCTATCTCGAAGCCATCATTGCGGGCGATGAGCCGCCCGAACCGTTCCCCGTAGCGAACGACCGGCTTGAAGCGGCGGAGTAGGCGTGCTCACGGCAGCCGCCATCATCGAGGAGGCCAACGAGCGAGCCAAGTCGATCGGTTATGAAACGCAATGCCTGCGTGCGCTGAACGCGGTCCTGTCCGATCTCGCCGAGCAGCACGATTTTGCGTTGGCGCGCGGCATCTTCACCTTCAACTTCAACCCCGCGCTCGTGACGATGTTCGGCAGCGGCCCCTATCCGCTGCCGCTCGACTACCTGCGGACCTCGGGATCGTCCGGGGCCGAGGGCGTCACCCGCTCGGCGTGGTTTCTCTACCCCGCGCCAGCTTTCCCGAACGGCCAGCCGATGCCGCTGGTGCCGGTCGACCTCGGGCGCTTCGACCAATACCCGCAGATCGACGCGCAGGGCATCCCCTCGGTCATCGCGACCGACATGGGCGGCCCCTTGACCGACCGCATCGTCCTCTCGACGACGCTCTGGCTCAACGGCACCTCGACCGCGCTTCTCTCCTCGATCCTCACGACGACCGGGCTCTATGCCGGGTTGGGCGTTGCGGGCGAGGGAATCACGCCCGGCACGGTGCTGAACAGCATCACGCCCTTTGTCCTGAACACGACTGGGACCACGACGAGCGGCAGCGCGGTCGTGACGGGGCTCGCCTCGACCACCGGGGTCATGCCCGGCATGGCTATCGGCGACGCCGGTTTCGCGGCCATCCCTGCGGGAGCCATCGTTCTTTCGGTCGATAGCGCGACTCAGGTCACGATGTCGGTCAACGCAACGCAGGCGATTGTGGGCGATGTCATCAGCTTCGAGACGTGGGAATTGACGCTCTCGAAGATGTCGACGCAATCCATTCGCGCGGCCTCGGTCTTCTTCGGGATCGCGCCCGTGGCCTATGTCTACCCGCCGCCGGTCGGCCCC